GGGGCTTGCTCCTGCGGCTTCGCAATCCTGCGAAGATTACAACAGCAATACCGACAAGTAAGACTATAAGCGACACCGAAGTGCTAGTTAAGTGGGGTGTAGACGAAGCGCGCGTACTTAGAAACTTAAACGTAAAGGACGTGCCCTCACCTATTATGGGTATGTACGACTGGCCCGGTCGGTATAAACCTTTTGAGCATCAAAAAACTACCGCGTCTTTTATGACTATGAACCGCCGAGCCTTTTGCTTTAACGAGCAGGGTACGGGTAAAACAGCTTCTGCTATCTGGGCTGCCGATTTCTTAATGACACAGAAGCTAGTGAAACGTGTCCTGATTGTATGCCCCTTGTCCATTATGGACTCTGCGTGGCGTGCGGACTTGTTTAACTTTGCTATGCACCGCACAGTGGATATCGCACATGGGAATAAAAATAAACGTCGTGAGATAATCAACGGTGATGCTGAGTTCGTCATCATTAACTACGACGGTGTAGAGATAGTACGAGACGAAGTAGCTGAAGGTGGGTTTGATCTTATTATTGTGGACGAGGCAACCCACTACAAAAACGCACAGTCTAAAAGATGGAAGGTGCTAGCTAGTGTGTTAAAACCAGAGACATGGCTGTGGTTGATGACTGGTACTCCTGCCGCACAGTCACCCGTGGATGCGTATGGGCTAGCCAAACTTGTTAATCCTAAAGAAGTGCCTAGGTTTTTCGGGGCGTTCCGCGAGTTGGTAATGCACAAGGTGACGCAGTTTAAGTGGGCACCGAAACCCAACGCCACCGATATCGTGTTCAATGCGCTACAACCTGCAATACGTTTCACTAAAGAACAGTGCCTAGACTTGCCAGACATGACCTATGTTAAACGCGAGGTGGCATTAACCGCACAACAGAAGAAATACTACGACCTCTTGCGCAAACAAATGATGGCTATTGCGGACGGGGAACAAATAACTGCGGCTAACGCAGCGGTCAACATGAACAAGCTGTTACAGATAGCATGTGGCGCGGTCTATACGGATACTGGCGAGACAATAGAGTTTGATGTTAAGAACCGATACAAAGTCCTACGTGAAGTAATAGACGAGTCGAGCCAAAAGGTACTTATCTTTGTACCGTTCAAACATGTTATAGGAATACTGCAAGATAAACTGACTAAAGATGGTATAACAAATGCGGTTATAAACGGCGATGTGTCTGCGCAAAAACGTACGGCTATCTTCAAAGAGTTTCAAGAAACTAACGACCCCCGAGTACTTATTATACAACCGCAAGCTGCTGCGCATGGCGTGACTCTTACTGCGGCGAATACAATCGTATGGTGGGGGCCAACCTCTTCGCTAGAAACTTACGCCCAAGCTAACGCGCGCGTACACAGATCGGGTCAAAAGCATCCATGTACCGTAGTTCAGTTAGAAGGCTCTATGGTGGAAAGACATATATACAAGATGCTAGATCAACGAATTAACGTACATACAAAAATAATAGATTTATACCAAGATATACTTGAACTATAAGCTAAACTGCACTATATTACATAAAACATAACTATAGATGGAGTATGATGACATGACAGACGCTGTTGTGACGGACCTTGACCGCCTCGTTTCGGTGTACGTAAAGATTCGAGATAAGAAGGCAGAGCTAGCTACTGAATTTACTGCCAAAGAAAAAGAGCTTAACGCTAAATTGGATACGCTTAAGACGGCGTTACTAGAACATTGCAAGGCTACTGGAACCGAATCTGTTAAGACCGCTTCTGGTACGTTCTGGCGCACCCAGAAGAAACGTTTTTGGACTAGCGATTGGGAAGCAATGAATAAGTTTATCGTAGAAAACGAAGTGGTAGACCTATTGGAGAAACGAATTAGCCAAGGTAATATGCGGCAGTTTCTTGAAGAGAACCCTAACCTGCATCCCCCCGGATTAAACGCAGACAACGAGTACACCATAACCGTACGGAGAAAAAAATGACTGGCTTAGAAAATTATGTCCCCGTGGAAGAAGTTGCAGAGCATCTTTCTGTAAAGGTGAGCACGATTCGACAGTGGGTAAACAAGGGTTTGATACCAAAAAATACCTACATAAAAGTGGGCTACACCTACCGCTTTAGTATTCCGGCTGTAGTTGAAGCGTTAAAACAAGAAGCTCCCGAAGAAAGTTCTGGTCAAATTACAGAACAGCTAGAGCTAGCGTTCGACGCGGACGAAGACGTATGACCGGTGGCCCGAGTGACGTAGACCCCTTTGAAGCCTTACTTGCTGAACTTAAGCCTGAAGTTATTGCGCCTAAAGTTGTTGAGCCTACGGCAGATGTTGCAGTTCTCGACCCAGAAGAAACGTCTACAATACTGCGTTTGAGTATTCGTGAAAGTTTGTTTCGTGTGACGGGGGAGGCAACAGTAGAGCTAGGAGACGACCCTCTTAAGATTGTTATCCTAAAAGCTGCGCCTTTATCACGTATGTATTACTCAGAAGCTTATACGGACGGGCAGAGTAAAGCACCTACGTGTTGGTCTACGGATGCAGGAGGGGGCCGCCCCGCTATACAAGTGCCAGTAGATAGTAGACAGGCGTCTGCGTGCTTAAATTGCCCCCAAGATATTAGGGGTTCGGGTAACGGTTCTTCCAAAGCGTGTAGGTATCAGCAACGTCTTGCTGTAATGCTAGCCGACAAAGATGGAGTTCTACAGCCCAACCAAGTTTGCCAACTATCTCTACCTGCAACAAGTGTGTTCGCTAAAGATAATAAAAAGAAGGGCCTACAGACGTACGCGAAGCTAATTGAAGATCAAGGCGCATTACTGTCCATGATCCTGACAGAATTAAGTTTCGATAAAGATAGCAGTACGCCTAAGCTGTGCTTTAGACCTTCCCGAGTGTTAACTGACGCCGAAACTGAAGTAGTGAGAGATGTACAGAAAGACCCCAAGACTAAAAGATTGATTACTTTTAGCCCAAAGCCCTACGTAGACGATGGCCCTAGCATGGACAACGTATTCAGTACCGTAAAAGGCGATGGGGTGTACGTAAGAAGTTTGTAGTAACCGTAGTACCTGAACCATAACTTAGCCTTTACCGGCTAATGCTATTTTAAAAACCTTAAAGAGAGTGCAGATATGTCTAAACCAACTTACATGTTAAACAATGTAGAAGCCCTTTACCCAAAGCTAGATCAGCCCTATCACTTTGATAGGCAGGGTGGAAAGAACAAGCAGGGGGCGAGTGTTCCATGCTTGGCTACTGCTCAAGGGGCTACGTACCAAGTCAATTTTAAAATGACATCGGCCCAAGCTAAAGACCTTTTTACCGCTATGTCTGAAGCTTATAACGAAAGCAAAGAAGACTCATGGCCTGCGTTAACGATGCCTTTTACAAAGACTGATGACAAAATGTTTGTGGGTAAAGCTAAGTTACCTGCTTCGTTCGACGGCAGACCAACGAACCCACCTAAGCATTACGACGCTAACAACACTCCGTTAGATAGCGATTTCCAGCTTACTTCAGGCAGCACTGTAAACGTGTTTGTGGAATTAGTTTCTTATAACGGAAGTATGGGTAATGGTGTATCTTTACGCTTGCGTGCAATACAAGTTATAAAGTACAAAGAGTACTCTGCGGCTTCGCCTTTTGAAACTCAAGAAGGGTTTACCCAAAGCGGCTTTGCCGCTAGTACAGAAAGTCTCGATGCCGTGTTCGACACCGATGCAAAGCCTGTAGAAGAAGAGGTCGTCGAAGAACCTAAAGTTAAAGTTTCTAAAAAGAAACAAGACGCTCCCAAACCCGATGTTGACCTAGCCTCTTTGCTAGATGAGTTTGATGACTAATAATAAGCGGGTGCCTTCGGGCACCTGTAACTCTCTTTGATTTGGATTAAATAATGATGACAGACACCAAACAGTTCTTAAGTACGGTGTTGAGTGATGAGGGGTTTTACCACGTAGCGGGAATTGCAAAGAACAAACCTATAAAAGAAAAGTTCTACGATTCGTTAGACGCTGCTATTGAGACTGCAAATAATTTTGACGAAGAAGGGCGCGATTCTTATTTTGCATTAGGTGTGTTTTTGGATGCAAATGAGGGCCGTACTGCGCAAAACGTGCGCGGGCTTAAAGCACTGTTTCTCGATTTAGATTGTGGCGAAGGTAAACCTTACAGCACGCAACAAGATGCACTTATTGCATTAAAAACTTGGTACAAGAAGTACGGTATATCTCGTCCCACTGTGGTGAACTCAGGGCGTGGACTTCATGTGTACTGGTCATTAGACCGATCTTATACGCGCGAAGAGTGGTTACCTACTGCTAGAGGCTTAAAGGCTACGTGTTTACAGGACGGGTTGCATATTGACGCCGTTGTAACTGCGGACGCAGCTAGGCTACTGCGCGTACCTAATACACGTAACTTTAAAGACTCTCCACCAAAAGACACTAATATAATTGTTTTAGGTAAGCCGGTGGTTTTAGAAGAGTTTGCGGCTAAGTTGCCCGCAACCTTGATACCAGTACTCTCTCCTAGAGAATACTCCAGTGCCGATAAGGCCGACATGGACAACGCAAAAGGCGGGGAGAACAAGTACACCTACAAGTTTGCTAACCTACTAACGAAGACGGCCCAAGGTAAAGGTTGTGCGCATATAGAAAAGGCTGTACGTAGAGCAGACGAGCTTACCTACCCAGAGTGGACTCATGCTCTTTCTATAGCGAAGCGGTGCGACACAGACGGTGTGGTAAAGCAACCTGCAATACATTTAATATCAAAGGGGTACAGCGAGTACAGCCCCGAGGAAACTGAAAAGACAGCGGCGTCTATTTACTATCCGCACCTATGCACTACTTTCGACAATGACTGTCCCGGCCTATGTGAAGGATGCCCAAACAACGGCAAGATAAAAAGCCCTATCACGCTATGCCGAGAACTTAAGCTAGCCGAAAGTAGTGAAGTAGAAGTACGCGGCTACGACGAACCAGAAGAAATTGTTAGCGCACCTAGTAATGCCGACAACGGTGATATGCCGCCAAGCAAACCTAAGAAAGAATCTGTACTAGAAAAGATTAAGATACCGGAATACCCGCCGGGGTATGCACGCCCAGAAGGTGGTGGGGTAGCAAGAATATCACACGACAAAGACGGTAACCGTGAAGAAAAAGTTCTATGTCCTGACAACTTGTATGTGAAGAAGCGGATGATAGACATAGACGGCCCGTGCTACGAGATAGGCCATACGAGTGATTTTGAAGGCGAACGTACGTTTGTAGCGTCTCAGAAAGAACTAATGTCTACCGAAACTTTTCGGGGCACGATGAACTCTAATGATGTGTTAGTAATGCCCAGTACGCAGAAGGACCTTATGGAATATATAGCTGCTTGGATTACTAAACTTAAACCCGAAGGGCCGCCTATTAAAGTTAAGTCCCAGTTTGGTTGGACGGAAAACGAAAAGTCCTTTGTGATCGGGGATCAAGAAATATTTGCTAATCGTATAGAACACAACCCCGCAGGGTCACGCACTGCCCAGTATATGTCCACGTTCGGCAGGAAAGGCACGCTAGAGAAGTGGAAAGAGTCAGCTAAGTTTTACGGGCAAAAGGGGTTTGAACAGCACCAATACATGTTTGGGTTGTCGTTTGGTTCTCCGCTGATGGAGTTCATGTCGGGTATATCAGGCTGTATCTATAACCTTAACAGTCCCGAGACAGGTATAGGTAAAACCACAGGTATGTGGGGTGGCGCGTCGGTGTGGGGCAACCATAAGAAAATAGTGTTGATAGGTAAAGACACAGCTAACTCGGCTTGGAACCGTGCCGAAGTAGTAAAAAATCTGCCTCTGTATATTGATGAGGTGTCTAACTTTAAGCCCGAACCTGCTAGTGATTTCTGTTACTCCATTAGTGACGGTATGCAAAGAAACCGTATGAGTGGCAAGGGCGAGAACGCCGAGCGGTACAGGGGAGAACCTTGGTCATTAAACAGCGGCACTAGTGGTAACAGCAGTTTAACCGACACAGCGGGGGAGTATCGGTCGTCGCCAAAAGGCGAAGCAGCGCGAGTAGTCAGTTATCACGCTACAAAACTACTGAACGGACCCAAAGATACGCTACGAGCGAATGACTTAAACGACCAGTTAGCCGAAAACTACGGCCATGCAGGACCGATATTCATGCAACACGTTATGCGAAACAAGGCTTCGGTTAAAAAACTTGTTCTCGATACCCGCTCCGATCTTGTTGTTAAGTTAAGCGCCGAAGCCCACGAGCGGTTCTGGATAGCACAGGGAGCTACTGTGTACGCAGGATGTGTTGTAGCTAAAGAAATAGGTCTTATAGACTGGGACTTAGACAATCTGTGGAAGTGGATAGTTGATCTTATACGTAACCAAAGAGCAGACCTTAAAGAGATGGATTTGGATATACACGACCTGATCTCGCAATTCTACATGGACAACGCCCGCTCTATACTACGTATTACTAGCTCTGCGGATGCTAGAGACCCAGAACTACAAAACATAATTAGGCCAGACATGCAGGACATGCCTAACTTTAGATTTGTAGCGCGTCACGAGACGGACATAGGGAAACTGTTTATACGCTTACCCCCGTTCAAGAAATGGCTAGCAGATCGTAAGTATGTTGAAACCCAGATCAAAGGCTTAATCTTTGAGCACATGGACGGTAAGTACTCTAAAAAGAAGATGGGTAAGGGCACTAAGATGGACATAGGCACGACGCATGTAATCGAATGTACGTTAAACCTAGACCCTGTAGCGCAAGCAGAAGGCGCTGATGCGGCTGAAGAGTAGTGACATATCCCCTGATGGGGTGCGCATAGTCATAGATTGGGACGCATTTGTAGTCGGTACGTCGGTCTTTATACCTTGCATAAACACGAAACAGGCCATGCGCGACATAACGGCTGCTAGTGGTATAGCGTATAAAGATTTAGTAAAACGAGTTTGTGTCGATAAGGGGCGGTACGGTGTTAGAGTCTGGCGTAGCCGTTAATAACTGTATGGACTTGTATGGAGTTGTATGGAGCTTGCTGGTACTATAGTAGCTCATCATTCTCCCTAGTCATAGAGAGTTTAGCCCCCACTAGTTGGGGGCTTTTTTTATCCCATATCTTCTATGTCTTGCAGTCGTCGCTGGATGATACGTTGCGCGGCGCGTTTAGTTGCAGTTATACCTCCAAGCCGTCTGGCGGTTTCGTCTGTAACACGCTGCTGTCTTATAGACCGACGTACGGTATCGCCCTTTATAGCTACATACGGATTACGCTGAGAAAATTCTACCATCTCTTGTAGTAACTCGTTGGCAGTATCGGTGTCGCCTTCTGTTATAGCCTGATAGTAATCACGCATTAGGCCAGTACGTTTCGAGTTAAGCCTTCGATCCAAGCCTTTGTCTCTGGCGTTAATCTCTAGTTGTTTTGTGTAGCCCGCAGGAGCGAGACCCATAGCTTGTGCCACTACGTTCCACACGTTTATATCTTCCATTATAGGATCGCCACGCAGTGTAGTAGCGCCTTCAGTACCGTAGCGTAGCGCTTTCATACCGTTGGATAACGCAGACGGTAACATTCTTTCTACACCACGACTCACCTCACCTTCGGTTATTAAGTCGTAACCATCCTCCATACGGCTAGCAATACCAACTACAGGACCGCCTATAATTTCCATAGCTTGTAGTATAAGGCTTTCCTGCTCGCGGTTAGGTAGTGAGCGGTACACTAAGTTAGTCATACCAATACGCGGTGCTACGTCCACATCAAACACAGCGTTAATCGCACCAGAATACATACCCTCACCAAAATAGCTCGCCGCGATGCTATCGAAGTCCTCGTCCTCATCGTCTAGCAACACCGTGTTGGCGATAGCTGCTATGATGCCATACAGCGGCAAACCTTGAACTCCCGCGAACAAGCCCGAAGTAGCGAACAACCCGACGATCTG